CCTTTCTGAAATCGCAAAAGGTACAGTTCTTGTTTAGAACTTTGTTGCCAGTAGGCTTTTTGTAGAAGTATTCATCTTCTGGTTCAAAGCACCGTTCAAACTCGTTTGCCTCTACCTTCTTTGCGGTTTCTTCAATGTGGGCTACCTCTTTGTCAATGTCAATGCCCGTGGCAGGAATATATTTAAACTTGCCATTGGCCTTGTTGACTACCCACCAACCCCCAGCACGTTTGCCTGTTGCTTTAGCATAGCCAGCAAGCTGTCCGATATAGCCAAAACCATCACCACTAGCGAGGGAATCGTAGGAGTCAAACTTATTACGATAAGACCAGTCAGACGCAGACTTAACATCATCCACAGCCTCATCAATAACAAGGTCATACGTTCCGTTGATTTCCGTACCGTCTGACAGAGTGAGTGTAACACTATCTGAATCTCCATATTCAACTCCTGCTTCTGTAAGTAGTCCTTTGAAGACAGCTTCAACGATGTCTCCAAGCATCATGTTCATTACAAAGTTACCAGCTTTAGGTTGCGCTGCCTCTGGCTTGTTCTTTTCAAACCATAGCTGGCAGGTTGGCCTACCAATATTAGACATGCGCAACTTAAAGTCTCTTGGCTCCCTCTCGCCAAACTGACGAGCAAGTGCATCCATGATGTCCTTTCCAATTTGTTGGATTGTTTCAGGTGACATGGTGGATTTGCCTTTAGCAGCATCGTCCATGTACTTATGCAACGCCAGTTCAGCAGAGTGATTCATTATGCTACCTCACTTTCAATTTCAATGAAGTCTTCTACAAGTTCAGCTTCGTCTTCGGGTACGGCTTTGGCACTCTCTTCTTGGCGCTTCATAGCCTTATCATCCCACTCCTTGCAGATGTAGTCATTGAAGTTCTTTACCCATTCAAGGAAGTTACCAAGAAGTTCTTCGTCCTCTGGTTTTACTTCATGAACAACTGACATATCAGCTTTACACTTTGGAGTGAAGTAGCTGCTACCATTTGGTAGGTCATTCTTAATGTTCTCAGAGAACACAATGTTATGCATCAGGGGGAGACGTTCCTGACGAGCAAACACACCCAACTCATCACCAAGAGCCTTGAATGCATCTTTGTTATCAATCTCCCAAATGAAAGGTGTGGTCACTTCGTCCAGTTCATTACCATTTGCATCTACAGGATTATCCATAGTTACCACACCAAATACTACACGTACACGCTTAATCTGACGGATCAAGTCCTGCATGTCAGGCGGTAGTGCTTTGAAGTCTTCAATGTACCCAGAAGGCTTGCCGCAATTGAACTTGCCAGTATTATCTTTCAAGTCAATGTTCAGGCTATCTGCCATGATCGTGCGGTGAAAGCTACCCTTCGGCTCGTTTGGCTTTGGGTTCTTATTAGCAATATACCTGCGATACATGAACCGTTGCATAAACGGACGCATGGTCACAGTCTTGCTGTACACAAACTTAGATGAATCACCTTCAATGATCTCAAGGCGGAACATACCACCTTCAATCGTCTCTACATTTGTAAGGCGACCATTTACCTCTGCCTGACCCATAACTGGCTGGTGCCAGATGCGCAGACGATTTAGGGTATTCGTTTTCTTGCTAGTCTTGCCGTCATCAGCGATGCCTGTTAGCTTCGCCAAAGCCGCAAAGTTGCCAGCGTTAACATTTATTAGTTCACTCATTATTTCTTTACTCCTTTCTTGAGTTCAAGAGCCATAGTTATATCATGCCACATCTTTCGTGTCAAGCCAGTTAGGACCGATTTTTGCTTCTAAAAGCATCGGAACATTTAACTTAACAGCAAAAGCATTGTTAATCAAGTCGGTAAGATTATCATTGATATCTTTGACCAGAGAAATAATTTTTTCTTCTTCCTCTGGGTGGATGTCAATCACCACTGAATCATGCACTGTGTTAACAATACAACTCTTCATAGTTGATAATCTCTTTTCCATCTCAAGTAACACAACAGGAACAATGTCTGCTGTGGCAAATCCCTGCACGGGATAATTCTTTATCTGTGTAAAGTACGACACAGTTCCGTTCATCTTACGCACAACATTGGGAAATGAATACTGACGACCAGATGGCGTAGTAATCATCTTAGTTGTCAAAGCCTCTTTAGCCAATCGGGAATGCCAATCTGCGATGCCTTTATATTTCTTTGTGAAGTGTGTGTAGTATTCTGCCTCCGCTTTTGTTCTTCCATAGCCTGTCGCTCCATATAACGGCGCGAAAGTATGCGCCTTCGCAGTCTGTCTGTCCGTAGGCTGACCAGCATCGGTAATAACTTTAGCGGTGTAGCTGTGTACATCAAATCCAGTAGAAACTTCTTCAATTGCAACTCCATCTTGTGATAGGAAAGCAGCGGCACGAAACTCCAACTGTGCAAAGTCGGCTTCCATAATCTTGCCACCTTCCCACCGTGATACGAACACTTTCTTTACAGGGAATGTTCCACCACGTGGCATGTTCTGCATGTTTGGATCAGCACCGGAGAAGCGACCAGTAGCCGTGCGATGCTGCAGGAGACGGACATGCAGTTTACCGTCTGCCTTCCTGTAGGTATTTATGCCATCAACAAATGATGACAGGTAAGTGTCTAGCGCACTCAGACGCTTTACCTTATTCAAGAAGCTGATTGCATCGTGCATATCGTGCTGACGTGCAAATCCTTCAAGTATCTCAAGGTGCGTCTTGCTAGTTGTGAAACCATTAGCACTGACCCACTTGGCATCCGGTGCAGTAAAGCGTAGTCCAGCAACCCTTTCAGACTCAACAAACACGTACCCGTTCCCATCACAAACCTTACATTTGTTTGGCCTTGCATACTTACTTCCATCTTTCCGGGTACGATACACCTTACCTGAACCGTCACAGGTGTGACACTTTTGTGGTTCTTTCTTGTAGACGATCTCGCTGTTCTCTTTCATCACAGCCTTGTACGACTCCTTTGACATGTATGGATCAAAGTTGTTTTGCCACATGGCTTTATCAATGGGCTTACGACTGTAAATAACTTGAGACAACTGCTCTGGGCTATTTAGATTGACGTGGCGATGCCCCATCAACTTATGCACCATAGTCTCCAACTCACTTGTCAGTGTCTGCTTCTCGTTCTCAAACTCGACACGTACATCTTCCAGTACACTTTCGTTTACCTTGAACCCACGCTGATAAATTCTAGCCAGCACCACGGCGACTTGATTAGATAGGACTACAGTGTCCATCAGACCTGCATACTCTTTGCTCATTAACTTTGCATACTGCCTGTCAGACAACTCCTGTGTCGCATGAAGGTCAGCAACTAGATACTCAGTAAGTTCGTTGTATGGTATGTCTCTGGTGCTTATGCCCTGTTTGAAATATTCTTTCAGTGTATCCTGCTTCTGCCAACTCAGTTCATAGCGTTGCGCACATGCGTCAAGAGACAGTGGCTCTTTCTGCCCACGCTGCATAACATACTCTGCCAGCATTGTGTCGAAAACAGGGCCGTCATACTTGAAGCCGGACTCCCACAGCCAAACAAGATCGTGAGGGGCATTGTGGCATATCAAAATTGTAGCTTCATCCAACATCATCTGTACACGATCAAAGTAGTCGTCTTGATTGGGACGGTCAGCGTGGTCAAATGGGAACGTCAGACACTGGCCTTGGTCTGTAAGCATACCAACCATTACAAGTGAATTGGTAGGCTCAAACGGATCAAGGTGCATCTTGCCATCCCTGTGTGTCACCGTGTTTTCTACATCAAGTGTTAGTTTCATTCTTTTTCTCCTCGTGTTGCTGTAGGTATATCGCAGCCTTGCGTACCCTGTCAAGCGAATCTTTGAACGCTCCAAGACCAGTATTGCAGTGGTGGCACACCCAGCCACGAAATGTCTCTGTGGCGTGGCAGTGATCCAGCACCCAATTCTGCAGACGCCTTTGTCCCTTCCTAGCTATCTCTTCCATTTTTCTGTCACAGATAGGACAAGCATAATGCTCGTCTGGATATGCGTTCTCCTGCTTTAGACGTTTGACTAGCTGCCCCTGATTGCGGCTGCATGTCCTACACTTTCTTTTTATCTCGCCAGATTCCATGTGTTGAAACTGATTGATGGGTTGAAGTTCACCGCAGTTATTACATTCCAAACCTTCTACAATTTCTTCTTTTGAAAATGTAAATAGTTCTCCTTGCATCACACCATGTACCTTCCTGTACGGTAATCTAGTTCACAGGTTACTAGCCCGTGCCACCCACTTAGCTTGTTCTTTACGACATTGATGTGCCGCTGCAAATCCTCTGGCTTATTAGGATCATCGTCTTGCTTTGCTGGGTTCTTTGCAAGAAGGATCATCAGGTCAGCCTCTGCTGCCTTACCAGTGCGTGACCCCTCCATCATTGCCTGATTGAGAATTACCTTACCCTCTGCATCGGCAGAAAGCTGTGACATATAAAACACAGCACATTCGTACTGCTTGGCAATCATACGTGCATGGATTGCATTGGCCTTGAGTGCTTCGTCAGGACGAGCAAAGCCACCCTGTCGTGCGAACTTGTCACCCATATCCAGAAGAATGACATCGGGCTTGTACGTCTTGCAGACTGACTCAACCCACGACATGTCACGTCCCGTAGCATCCTTGATCTTGATACGCTCTTTGATGGGGGCGTACAGATCACGCGCTTTACTGGGATTTTTCTTTATCTCGCGCATGGTCATGCCCGTGGCTGCTGTCAGATAACGTGCGCCGACACGGTGACTACCTTCCTCGTTACAGAGGATGATGCAGTTGGCACCCTGTTCTGCCATGCCACCGGGGCTGGCAATCAAGCTGGCATGAAATGAGGTCTTACCAGTGTTAGGCCGTGCGCCAATCTCAATCAGGTGTCCAGCATTGACGCCTTCCACATGCCCTGCAAGCGTAGGGATATTGAACGTCCAACGTGCCTCAAGATCATTCTTGGTCAGCAGCGTGTCTATGTCGATGTCATCCCACTCCACATTCATGTCAGGCAGAAAGTCATCGTTGTATTGCTCAAGCAGCCGTCTAAGCGACTCCAAGCTACCCTGATCACCATTGACGTATTCAAACCCCAATTCAGCAATGTCCGTACCCACAACCTGCTGAAACAGCTTGGACAGCACTTCCTGTGCCACGTCGCTGCCCATCGGGTTTTCCTTCTTGATGTTGGTGAACACAGCAGAGTACGCCAACTTGTTTGATGGCGTCAGTGTGGGATTGTTAGACAAGAACAATGCCTCCACTTCCTCTGGTGTCACAGTGCGTTCATAGCGATCCATTGCCATGTCAATGGTCTTCTTGATCTTGCGGTTCTCTGGATTAAATAACCTGTCAGGACACTTAGCACCACGATGTGCATCGTAGAACTCCTTGTCCATCAGGCTCCTTATAATTGATAATTCCATTACACTTCTCCTTTGTCTTGAAATAGATGCATCTTCTGTACATCCACGGGGTTACGGTATTTTATGTCGTAGTTCAAGCGCAGCACTTTTACATTCCTCACGTGACCACGCAACTCTTTGGCATACTGTAGTGTCTTAGGCAAAGCATCGGGGTCTAATGCCATGACGGCTGTCGAGAACTGCGAGAGATACCCTTTATGCGATTCAGAGAGGGAAGTTCCAAGAATCGCAACCCCGACAAAGGAATCGTACTCACCAACAACGACTGCACTCACGCAGTCCTCAACAACCACAGCGACATTACCACGTCCATGAACAAATGGCAAGCCACTATTTCCATATCTTTTCCACTTGGGCAGCTTACGCCCCAATGCACGGCCTGTAGCATCTACTGCTGTATTATCGTGATAACACACGAAAACAGCCCTATGTTCTTTGACATCGTACATGAGATTGTCTGGGTCAATGCCCCATGTATCTGCATACTCTAACACAGCACTACGATTGTCATGCGGCACAATGAACTCAGGCAGTACGAAATCATTTGTCACAGGTGTGACACTTTTCATCCTACGAATATCCTCTACAGATAAACGAGAACGAACAGAACCACTAACACTACAAGAGGCTTTGTAACAATTCCACAACAAAGACCCCATGTTATTGGTAGCAGTAAATGTCTTGTACGACTTACAGACAGGACAGTTGAGTCTGCGAGACTCACCACTACCAATACCTAAGTCCTCTACAAATGTACGTACATCCATTACATATCTCCATTATATATGTTTATATATTGGTTCATTCGGCAATCACGATGTTTAAATATCATGGTTTTTACGAGCCGTCAATGCTAAATCTGCACTGGTGAAAGTATTTTTCATGTATGGCTTCACACTTTGTGGGTTAGCGTGTCCTGTAACCGACATAATTTGTGCCATACCGACACCGGCATCAACCATTTCTGTTGTGCCAGTTCGCCGCAGGTCAGATAGTCGCAGTTCTTCTGGTAAACCAGCTTCACGCATGATCCTACGTGCCACTTTAGGCAAGCGGTGCAATGAGTACGGGTGATAAACACCCCGAATAGGCTCTGTCATTGGTGCAACGTAGGGTTGAAAGCCAAAGTCTTCCTGCTGCTGTGCCAACATCTCCAACAAGTCGTCGGATACAGGCAAGAACACCTCTGCCCTACGCTTTGACTGCTCAATATGTACACGAGCCTTATCAAATTGTATAGAATCCCACTGTAGCATACGCATGTCACCAAGACGCTGGCACCACTCGTATGCCATCTGTGCGATTAAACCCACATTGCGGCTGCTGTAGTCGCCATAAGCGGTGTTCAGGAAGGTCTGTACCTGTTCCTTAGTCCACACCGTCCTACGGGGCTTTACAGAGCGTTTCTTGACAGCCAAGAATGGATTCACCAGCACAATCTCCATGTTCAACCCGTGATTAAACAGGATGCGAGAGGAAGACAGCACATGATTAGCAAACTGTACGCCCCTCTCACACCATTGGTTGTAGGCCAGCTTGACCAGACGGGATGACACTTTGTCACATTGCCTATCCCGAATGGCTTTGCTGTCGATCACAGTGTCGAGCATGATATCAATGTGATATTGATACTGTCTCTTAGTTTCTTCCCGTAAGTTATTGAACTCATAGGAAGAATAGTAATCATCGGCTAGTCCTTGTAGATCATGCTTGGTTGCCATGACACTATCTCCTCGTGAATTTCTGTGATCTCTGCCCTTTTCAAATTTAAACCTCGTGATGTACAGGCACGATGCCAATCCAACATAAGATTATTTTTAGCAAGTTCACTATGGCTTGCCTTCCCATACCAAGTTAGTTCACCATGAAACTTGTTAGGCGAAAAGGTAATCTTATACATCCTCATCTTTTTTCTCCTCTTTTTTGAAGACGTTGTTTAAGAACCTTTTGTGGAAGTCCTCAATGCCCTTACTACGATACGCAGTGCTGTTGCGGGAAAACCTAGCTTTCCAACGGCCAGTGGAAGGCCAGTAGATGTACTGTTTATCATGTTCATTCCAAATGTACATCATACTGACTGCTCCCTCTACCCATTCATACCTGATATTGTTTTCTTTCAGGTATTCTTCCGCACCGATATCTCCTTCTTCGGTGTACCAATAAGCCATTACGCTGCTACCAGTTCACGGAACTGCGGAGTATTGATCCAGCCAGCTACGTCCTGTTCACGCTTCCACAGGCTCTGTGCTTGCGTATCATTTCCTGTGCGGCGAAGTGCAAAGCCATTAGTGTCTACATTCAAAGGGTTAGCATAGCTAGTGAATGCAGAATATAAAGCCCACACATTGCGACCACGTGTCACAGTCTCGTGATTATACAAGCTGAACATCTTCTCTGCCTTCTCGTCAGACATGATTGACTTGAGCATTGCACTCACATCAATTGTGTACAGCTTTGTCTCTGCCCACTTTTGATATGTGTCTGCCGTGTTATTGAAGTCCTGAATGGTATGTTCCAGTTCACCAATGAAACGATCCAAGTCAAAGTTAGTCGTGTTCTTACGTTTGATCTTGTCGTAGTCACCAGTGATCATGCCATTTGTACAGAAGAAGTCAATGGCTCCGTAGTACACCTGATTGGAACAGCTACCGTCGATGCCATGCAGGGCAATGAGACGAGGTGCAATGGTAGTCGTGTGCTTGTCTGTGACAATCTTACGCAGGACGTTGGGCATGACCATCTCCATCATCACCCACGCATTGTTCCGTGCAGTGCTGAACTTGAGATTCATGTTGTCGCACACCTCTTCACCAAGATGCTCTGACACAGCGTTATGCGCACGAGTAAAGAAGTCG